TGTTACGAAGCTTCTTAACCTCAGTTTTGTTAGATATAGTATCGATAGTTTTATCTAAGTAAAACTTAGGCGCTACAGCTCTGCTTCTTGCATCTTCATAGCTTTTAGCTACGATAGAAAATCCACCGGCTTCGATTGCATACATCTTTATAAGATCGAAAGGATTTTTCTCCGGATCTAAAGGCACAGCTTGATTTCCGCAACGAACGGTTATCTTTTCCCAAAACTCATAGTTATCTGGTCTAAGAAGTTTCACCTTATTCCAAAAATCAGGATCTTCTGGGTTTACGATGTTTGCGTTTAGTTCAGCTTCTAACTGAGAAACAACCTTAGTTATTTCTTTAACACGTGCTTCACGCATTTCTTTAGGAAGCATCTTTACATCTGGAGCAAACGGATTCAAGCCACTTATAAATCTCTTGGTTCCATTTATCTCGATGCAAGCAAGTTGCTCTTCGTGAAATACGCCATCAAATAGCGCTAGTCCGTAGTTTTGCAAACCTAGGTTTTCTACATTAGGGTCAAAGAACGGTCTGATCGAAATCTTCCCTTGGTCTGAGACCGTAGGAAGTTCTGTTAAGCTTAGATTACTCATTGTTTATTGGTTGGTTATTATGTCTGACTTTTGTGCTCGGACCGGGTTGCGATCCTGATGGATTCTTTTCAAATCCTATCCGAGCGAAAGGCGCCCTGGTGCGGAGAGATATGAATTGACAACCTCTCCGCGGGCGCGAGTATTAGAATGATCCGCCCGTGATTGGGTTTCTCATCACAATCTTAAGAACCTTGGTAGGATCTTTTACCCAGATAGCTGGCATAGTCTGAGTCATATACACACGGTAACCGTTGAACTGACCAGAAGATGCAAAACCTTGAGTACGTCCCATGTAATCCATGGTTCCGTTTTGATACCACCACTTCAATTGGTTATCCCAAGATAACTTAAGCATGAAGATGTTATCGTTTCCGGTATCAGTGATATCGAAGATAACAAAGCTATAAGACGATAATGGGTTACCATCGATAATTGGATTTTCGATATCGTTTGTATGCAAGTTATCAAACGCAGGGTTCAATACAAACTTAACGTTTGCTAAGAACGGAATGATATAGCTTGTATACGCGAATCCAAATCCTAAATCCATAGGAGCTCCACTAATCGCATTGATTGAGTTAGCACCTGAAGCCTGGATAGCAAGACCTGCGTTAGCAGCTTCACGCTTGATAGCTTCGTTAACAAGACGCATACCTCCCATACCAGTCTGAACGATAAGCTGACGCTTAGGATCTGGACCTTGGAATTCCACACGACCTGCGTAGAAGTTATAAAGCTCAGCGCGGAACAATTCAAGGTTGAAGCTTGATTTGTTATATACACGCTTGAAGGAGTTGTCAAGCTGCTTCCAAAGACCTACTGACATACGTAAATCATCTGGACCATCTTGCTTAACACGTCCACCATGCCCCCACATCAAGTAAGTCTCGATATCGGTAGCAACTTTAGTTAAGTGCGCAGCTTCCATAGTAGTCATGAAAGTACGAGTAAGAGTACCGTTACCCATTGCACGCTTAATATAATCTTTACCCATCTTCGCAGCCATGTCTTCGATCTTAGTGATTGAAGGATCCATAGTCTTGTCGAAGTTTCTCCAGATCTCAGTTACAGGAACTGTACCGTCAGCGTTCATACCGCCACGAGCCATAAGGTCAGCACGGCTAGATACTGAATAATGTACGTGAGCTTCTGCACCTCCTACGAAGTTATAGAACTCACGGAAACCTGCACGAGTCATGATATCAGAGAATCTCTCTCCATATTCTCCACGAGCAGAACCTTTACGGAAGATCTTTGTACCGTTAGCCAAATACTTGTGATCCAAGAATTTGTAGTTATCGTTGTTTACCAACTGAACGGTATAGATAAAACCATCAGACATAGGAAGGATGTCATCAGCAGTGATGTACATCTCACATCCGTTGTATTTATCATAAGTAATGATATCACCATGTCCAAACTCACGACGGTTAATCTTGATTTTGAAAGTGGTTCCGTCAAGACCTAATGGTTTTGCTGGATCTTCAATGTCTTCGATAATATAAGGAAGATCCTGTGATACAGGTGTCTGCCACTTATACTCACCACGGGCATTGTCTACCATGATGATGTTTTTACCACCAAATGATGAAAGCTGATACAAAGGCATTTCAACTTTCTGGGTCATAGCCCAGATGTCTACTGGACCTAAATCCATAGGTTCTGCATTTTTCAACATGTTCACCAAGTGGTATGAATCTACGTGAGAACTAGCTTGGTAGTTCGTATCACGTAAAAAGAGACCATTGTTTAAAACTGGAGTGCTCATTTTGTTTTTGGGTTTTTATTTGTTATTAGTTATCGTTTAAAAAAGTTTGGGTTCGGTCTCTGAAGTCTCTGAGTAGGTCTAGATGATTTATCATCATCAGCATCTGTTGTATTAGAAGAGCTAACTTTTGTAGCCTGTTCTGTTTTCAACATGCGTACTGTCTTCTCAGTCGCTTCTTTTTTCCCGCTTTCTTTAACCTTAGAACGATATCCATCTGGATCAGATAACAACCATAAAGCCTCAGCGATTAGATCGTGACGTGGCTCTACGTATTGATACTTTTCTAGAAGATGTCCTAGAAGGTTAGTTTGTCTACCCGAGATCGAAGGGTAGTTGGGTTGAACAAGTCCGGCATAAAGCATGCTTTGAGTTTTCTTATCAAGCTTTAAACCATTCAAGTCTCCTGGATCAAGCACTTTGTAGACATTGTTCATATACATCTGTGCTTGTTGCTGTTGCTGCTGGCGCATTTGTTCTTGCTGTTGCAAACGGTGCGCTACAACCTGTTGTTGCATTGCATCTAATTTCGGTTTCAACTTTTGGGCTTTTGCAGCTAGCTCATCGCGGTCCTTCCAGCCGACTATTTCCTCCTCTATTTCGTCGGTAGTCCAGTCTGGGTTTTTAGCGGTTAGGTATGCTCTAACAATGTTTTCCTGATCATATTCATTTTCAGGGTCTAATTGTCGAACTTCTTCTACCTGAGCTAACGTACGAAACAATCCTTTTAAGTCTTGTCCGCCGTCTGAGACATATTTAGCAGCAACCTGCAATTCTTCTGGAAGCTGTTGAAAAAACTCTACAGGGATCTGATTACGCATCTTGCGCTCTTTTTCCTGAAGGTTTGCATCAAACAGTTCCTCAAAATCCTTAATACTGTATTTGGTAAGATCTTCTTCTTTACCATCTTCTGTTTCAAAAGGAACTATAATTCCTTTTTCAATCAACTTTTTGGTAAACTCGATCATGCCGTCCTTACTCATTTTAGGACGACCACCTTTATCAGCTTCAGGATTACTGAAAGAATCTAGGTCTTGATTTATCTCATCATTTGATTTCGTAGCTGCTGGTTGAGCAGGAGTTCCTGCATCCGCAGAGCTAGACGAATCATCTGAGTCATCTTCATCAGCGTTGTCAAGGAACGATAGGTCTACTGGTTTAGAAGTAAAGAGGTTAGGCTTTGGAGGCTCAGGTTTCTTTTCTTCTCCGCTGGGTAACATTATGTTCTCAGCGCCTGGTGTACCTAGGATATTATCTATATCCAGATCTACTTGTGTTACGGTAGTAGTTCCGCTTTCGTTATTTTCTGCCATGGGTTGGTTGGTTATAATCTGACTGACAATACAATATACGCAAAAATAGTTTTTTAAACATTATACGTTTACACTTACTCTATTAAAGATCAAGATTTGGGTCACTATATAGCTATTAGTCTTTCTTTTTCTTTTGATCTTTCTTTGGAGCGTCGTATTTATTCTTATTAGTCTTAGCTATTTCTACGTCCATTTGCTTCATATCTCTCTGAGCCATAAGCTTTTCTCTCTCTAAACCGAGCTTATCTTGTTGATGCTGAACGTTAGCTTGTTGTTTAGCATTATCAAAATCCATGACTTGCTGAAACTCTTCACGCTTACGCATATTCTCCATAGCATCTTGGAAATCACTCTGCATGTTCTGGTTAAGATCCTGCATTGCTCCGTAACCAGCAGCTCTGATTTCTGCAACAAGAAGATCTTTACGACGATCTTTTTCAGCCTCAAGAGCTTTAGCATCAATCTCCATTTGTTTCTGTTGTTGAGCCTGTTGCATTTCCATCTCTTTCATCTTCTGTTCATGCTGCATTTGTTCCTGACGCTGCTTATTAGCTTTACTTTCGATGGTCTTAAGAGTATTAGTAAGCTCGGCAAGTGAGTCAGACTGCATGATATTACCTAGATCATAGATGGATGCTCCGGCAGTATTGTTAGTCATGGCCAGTTGTTTCATCTGTTCTACTACACTACGATGGTTAGCCTTGGTAGTACAGTAAACATTTAGATCTCTCAGTAAGAGATCTGTGCCATTAATAGTAAAGTTAACGCTCTCGTCTTTGCTGGTCATATATTGTAGACGCAGGGAAGGTTTCTTAGAATGATAAAACTGTGCAAGATCTGTACGCATCTGATGTACTCTAGGCATTAAATAGTCAGAGTGCTGTATAAAATACATCTCTGTTTGCGCATAAGATCCGGTCACAGCCTGTTCTATACCTTTAGCTGTTTCGGTCTGGCCAATCTGTTGTCCAAGACGCTGAGGTGTGATACCTATAGTTTCAAAAGCTTGCTGCTTAAAGTAGTTAGCAAGCTGAATCCTAGACATCATCCTTTGGGTCTGCTCTAGATTGAGTGTTTGAAAGTGCTGAAAGTTGAGAGCGTTCTCAGTGTTGGTGATGCTTGTATCAAGCGGCAACATCTGAAAATTCTTCATAGCCACATATGCTTTGGCAAGATTGTTCTTTCCCCAATCTTCACCTAATGAATGACGGGGTAGCGCGTTCTGATCCAACAGAATTACGGTCCCCAGTTCATCCACTAGAATATCCGCAATCTGGTTATTCACAATATTGTAACCGATTTGATACGGTTTCATAAGATCTACAAGGGCTGTTGAACGTGTATTTCTATCTGAGAATACAGATCCTTCTACAGGAAGTTTGCATCCGTAGATGGTATTATCTCCTTTAAACTGGAACTTAAGAGGTCCGATCTTGTTTTGACCAATACCTAAGTACATAGGATTAACGCCTCCAGGGTTATTCATACCCCAGAAACTAGGATGGTTAGGTCCAATCTTTACGCCGCCCCATGTTTGGTTAATCCAGATCCAGTCAATGTGTTCTCCAAAAACCAAGGTATCCTTGTTTTTGTTCTTTACAAGTACGTTGTTATAGACGGGTTTATCAGAGATCTTGTATGATTCATCAACGATATCTGTAATAGTTTCCCCGTTTTCGGTAATCTTGGTAAGATGTCCTACTTTACGCTGAGACTTCCAGTATGCTGTAGTAGTACGAAGCATGAAGGCCATACCCATATCGAAGTAGTCTTCCGACTCACCCATGATCCAGTTTATAATATCCCCGCCATTGTATACAAAGTTGTCGTACATAGATACGAACTGACGATATGCAAGACCGGGCATATTAGTATTCCATTCATGAGTCTTAGTAGCATCGTAATAAGATCCATCGTTTTGATAACCCTGTAACGGATAACCGGCAGAGCGGACAGGATATATTGCTTCAAGTGATTCAAGTTGTTCTTGTGTCATTAGGTAGCCGTACTTATCAATAACATCGGCTACAGTCATCATCTCAATCTTTCCTACCCAGTTGCCCTGCGAGATGTACCTGACATCTGGTGATTTGTGATAAAAAGTAAGTACAGGATTCCAAAGTTCTACATCATAGTCATCATCCATCATTCTAAAATGCCAGAACTCTCTATCGGTAATAAGACTATCGCGGAATCCTCTTTCTTCAAGTTCGTCCATCTTAAATCTTTCTTCATCAATCTTGTTTTGATGAGTAGCCCATTCTTCACAAAGAGAGCGATAAGATTTATCAAAAAAGTTTTGTATTTCAGGAAGAGTTTTAAGATGATCCGGAGACAGTTGCTGTTGCATTTGTTCTTGCATCTCAGGATCATTAGGATCAGCTCCCTGTTCAATCATAGCTGTTATAAGCTTTTGCTGAGCTTCTTGCAAAAGAACATCCTCAATTGCTTTACGTTTAAGCTCCATCTTTTCGTTGTAGCTGTATTCATCTACTCCACGGAATGTAACTTTACTATTACGTTTTGCAAACTCAGACGTAAGTACGTTTATGACGTTTGGAATAATAGGGTAAAACTTAAGTTCTAAAGCGCTATAATCTTCTTGCACAAGCGTTTCAACAAGATCTTTCATCTCGTTATCATTTTCCATGACATAATCATTCTTGTCTATGATACCTTTTGCAAGCTTGTAGTTCTTCATCAAGCGACGAGCATTCCGGCGGATCTGCTTTAGACCTTGCCATTCTAGCCAGTCCATGTTCCAAGCGGTCCACTCCTGGTCTTTTTCGCCTCTTGGTAAAAACTGAATAGGCTGAGTTATCGATCCCATGCGGTTGTATTCCGCTTTGGCACCAGCCTTTAATTGCATCGCGTTTAGTACTTTCATTATCTGATATTTTTAAACGGGTTACGGGATGGTCGCATGCCGGAACTCGAAGAGCCCCTTCCGATATGACGAAACGGGCTGTTAGACAATTTAAACAAATTCTCGGACTTTTGCAAGGGTTTTTGGTTTATATGCTCTACTCTTTTACGATATCCGCGGTTAGCTTGCTGCACTTTGGCAAAAGAAATAAGCGCAGCTAGAGCTACTAATCTATCGACGTTTATACCTTCCTGATAGTTTTCCATCTCAACCATGGCCATAATATCGGGAATTCTTTCGATACCATAACGTCTTTTTACAATAGTTCCATCTTCTTTAGTCTCAACATCTATCTCTTCTCTTAGATATTCTATCAAATAACTAAGCATGTGGTTCTTGAAAAGGGTGCCTGTATTCTTCCAACCATAGTCCTGGAATACATTTGTGTTGGATCCTAGATCTTTTAAGAATGTTATCTGGTTTTTCGGTACAAGATACTTTTGCATTTTCCGGCTGATCATGTGCCGGATAAAGTGGCTAATGTTGTTTTCTACTATAGTCCATGCATTATACCATTCTATTATCATTTCCAAACGCTCGTGCGTTTTATTAATATCATCAAATCGCCCGCACCAAGCAGCTACGATTTTATCCTGTTCTACAAAGATTTCGCTTCTATCTCTGTCTACTCGAGTAACCTCAACAGGGTTTTTATAAACATAGATAGAACATAAAGAGTCAGATGTTGTTGTTTTACCTTCAGATACCGGATCGACAGATGCGTAGTAGGTTCCCCAAGATGATCCTGCATCAGGTCTTTCGTAAACAACAAGTACTCCTGTCTTATCCTCAGTATCTTTTGTTATTGGGAATTCTCTGATAGGTAGCTTATTAGTGTCTTTGGCTATAACTTTACCGTTAGAATCTCTAGAGAGTTCAAGAAACTCGTACGGGTATTCTTTATCTTCTATACGTCTTTTTTGAGTAGCGACTAAATCTAAAGGAAACTTAGATACATTTCTATAAGCAAAGGCTTCCGCAATATTCTTAGGATTCTGAGATATACGAAGTTGATATTTTTCAGGAGATAGTTCTTTCTTCCAAACTACTCTTAATGCATCAATAGCAGCCAATGCTTCTTCAACTAGCGAGTTACCATACTTATCGATGTACGGTGGCATAGACCATTGCTCTGGTATAAATAATCCAGTAAGTCCTATCGTTCCTTTATCATCCAAAAGATCTGTTTCTACAGCATAAATACTGTTAGCCACAGGTTTAAGAATCATCTCTTTAAGAGGTTGACACTGGTCAAGATCACCGACAGATCCTGCGGCAATAAACATTCCTGTAGTAAGATGTCCGGATTGTAGCGCTGGTAACAAGAATTCCGCAGTGATATCCATCTTAGGAGCGATACCAGCCTCTTCGTGAAAGAAGTAAGTACATGGACCACCGACGCCAGCTGTAGGATCTTTCTCAAAAGTTGTCATTGAAAGTACACCTTTTAAACCTTTAGTGTATTTTCTACCGAAGCTGTTGGTTTCTTCTATCTGCTGTTGCCATAACCCAATCTTAGCTGGATTCATAGGTCTGTACCAAGCCGTGTTTTCGTTAAGAAAAGATCTGTATTCTTCTAAGAACTTCCAAGATCCCTTGTCGTTCACATAGTCTTTTAAACTAGCTCCTATCTTAAGAATAGGAGTCTCTTCAAACCATATAGTATTAATCAGTTTAGCACAGTGAAAATATGATGCTGCAATCTGACGTTTCTTTAAAATAGCCACATGCTTATAGTTAAGCTCCGCTAAGCATTCGTAAAGAGCCATGTGATACTGCGCATCGCGTATACCTGGAAAATCAAACTTTTTCTTTTCTTTATCGTTGATCCTTAAGAAGTTAAGAAACATGTAATAATCTCTAGTAAGGTACCAAACATTATTTTTACTTTTAAATATTACACCTCTTCTGCACTTAAGCTTTTCTGTTTCCCAGTATTCAATGTAATCCTTGCTTCTCACAGGAGCTGGACAGTAAAATCCTTGAGAGTTAAACTTTTGAGCTTGTTCGTTAAACTTATAGGATGTATCATCAAACTCATACTTACCCGGAACTTTAAAACAAGTGTGTACAAACAAGCGAAAATCATCTCTTGTTTGAAACTCTGTTTCTGTCCAAGTACCATTATCCCAAGTAGGGACAACCGTGTAAGCGTTAGAGTTGATCATAAGCTAAACCGGCACCACCTCTGGTTTTAGTTTGTTGTTCTTCCATAAGGTCTTTATACACACCTTTATAACTTTGACGTATGGAATCAAACTCTTTAGCTATTCTGCCGATTTGAGTAACATTTCCATCACGACCGTCTGTTATAGGAGTATAGGCCATATATCTGGCTATGTTATCTAAAGCTTTTTTTATTCCGTAATAAGCTCTGGATGTTTCTGTTTCATACATCTTTCTACAAAGATCCAAAGCTTTGGTTATCATTTCGTCTTCTGTAGAAAACTCAGCATCTATTTCTCGTAAAATTACTTGCTCTTTGTCTTCTTCTAAGAAATGAAAAAACGGGTTAAACTCAGGATTGGGGCAAGCCATGTAAAAAAGGTATGTATAAATCTTAAGGTGATCTTCAGGATAGTTATCCATAATATCCTTTAAGAACTTTAAAGTATAGCAGTGCTCTGTGGCAGTAAGCTTACCGTCTTGTATATCAAATAGTCTTATCATCGTTTACGCCATTTAAAAGCTATACTAAAACATAGAATACTTATAGACATATCTGTATATAAGTCCATAGGGAAGCCTACTCCGAAATATATTCCAGGAAAGATGTCTACCCTTATTTTTAGCTTTTGTTTTTTCATTTTTGTTTCTTGACAAAATAGTCGTCTGTGTTCATATGGGTTGTTGCTCATTTCTTTTTTACCTTATCTCTGTTTTCATGCAGCCAGTTTATCATAGCAATCACTTCGTTTTTTAGATAAGGAACCTCATACGGAACAACCTCTTTCACAATTGGGTTACCTTGCAAATCCCTCTTTGCAATAGGATACCCATACTCATCAGCTCCATCATCTAAAAACGTAATATGATGCAACCAAAGTTTACCCGGTTTATAACGCGGATTGTGCTTTAGTATAATGTAAAGATACGTACTTAATTGTAAAGAATAATGGTTAAAGTTACAATCGTCAAGATGAGCGCATGGTCCGGACATTCTTTGCGATACGCCTTCCCAGTTTTTAAAAGACTCTTTCTTTATCTCTTTGTTGGTCTTATAGTCTACAATATCTACAGTATCTTTTATTACTTCTACTCTATCAGACTGCCCGCATATTCCCGCAGATTTTAGATAAACAAAATGCTCCGGATAGATGCCTTCTACAAGCTTCTGATCCGGAGCCATTTTGAGATCGCCATCATATAAAGGCTTAATGATCGGAATAGCTACACCTGAGCGTTGGATGGTCTCATGAGCCATTAAATCCCGTTCGCGTTCGTTATGATACCAAGTACCTAGGTCTGTTGCACGTTTACCTTCGGACTCCCATGCTTCTAAGATCTTAGGAACACTGAGGCCAAACCACTTAGACCTTTTGTTCCTAGAGGACTTTAGAGCTTGTGCCGGGGCGTCAAAAGCCTGTTTAAACTGGTTAACAAACGTAGTTACGCTTATCCAGGTAATGTTCTCATTCGGATCTGTACTCTTGTAGCTATGATCCTCGGCTTTGAATATGACTGACATCTTGAGTTGATATTTGAGTTGGTGTTTTGAGTTGACATATGAGTTGGTATTAGGGTTGATCAGGATTATATTTTATTTCAGCATAGTACTTATCCTGTTCTTCTTCTGTCATAGTAGCTTTCCATTTTGCTCCTTGCGGATGCGGGCAGGATGAAGCTAAAGAACGAGTTTTATATGCAAGTTTACAACCGCATATAGAACAGCAAGGCTGTGTACCCGGCATG